AACATCCGCCAATGTTTTTTTTATAAAATATTCAGGCTCCGGAGCTGGACCATGTCCACCAATTACAAAAAAAGGTCGTTGTTTGCTGTTATTTATAGATTTTGAAATATTTAACGCCTTGCGATATTCATAATAACCGGCAACAAAACTCAATCCAACTATATCAAAATAATTATTATCAAGATAATCAGTTAAATGTTGATCACTGTAATGGTGTATATCTTGAGCGTATATTTCAACTTCATGTCCGTGTTTGAGTAAGATTGCAGATATATAACCGCTCCCTATTGGAAACCATTGGATTAACGATTCATTATCATAAGTTATCAGTAATATTCTCATTTAAATTGTTTTATATTTTGCCCCTGCATCATAAATTATAGATTCCTTATTATTTGTAAATATCTCAATATTTGCATTTCTTAAAATCTCAAAATATTTGACAAATGTTTTGAAATGATTATATTTACTTGCAAATTTTTTATTAAATCCATTTTCGTTTCTACTTAATAACGTATTTTTCAAAACATCCATTTCTTTATCCCTCGCCAACTGTGGAATGTTTTTGATATTTAACAACATATTTTCAATATCTTCATAGAACCAATCATATTTTTTTGTTTCATAAAAATGTTTAATATTTCTTTGATTAAATCCAATCATAAAAATTCTGTCATATTTTTGTTTAAATGCAAAATGTAACGCTTCAAATGCAGAATTTGACGTTGTATTCAAAATATTATGCTCTAAATTAAAGGATTTTTCAAAAGGTTTTAAAATGTATGTTTCATTTGCGGGTTTACAATCGCCATATTTCCATTTACCATAAATTTTAATTGATTTATGATTTATTGCATTTGAATGAAGAATTGGCGTTTGATAATGAGAATATAAATATTTTAAATCTGTTTTTAAATATGCAAAATTAAGTCCTATTGTATCACTTTTTTTTATTTTTATCCATTCTTCATCTGTTATATTGTTTACATTCCATGATGTTCCAATTATATAAATTGTTTTCATAAGCTTTTTTTTATATCTTTTAGAGCTTTTTCAAATTGCTTTGCTTCTATTTTATTAAGTACATTTTGTATTTTTTTAATCATAATTGTTTATTTAAATTATTTTTAAAGCCATAACCTTTTAATTTGAGCCAACAAATCATTATACAAATTTACTACAAATATTTTACTCCCTGAAAAGTCTGAATAATAACCAAAATCACCTGTCTGCAATTCTCGCGGATATAATCTACCATTTACCTCTGTTCTTTTGCAATAAATAATATTCTCCCCTTTAAAAAAACTTGCTAAAATACTACCTCCACCATTCATTGTTATAAATTTATTGCAATTTGCAAAAATTCGCAATTGAGCACTATTATATGTAAAATTGTATTTTAATTCATATATGTTTTTTATTTTTGGATATTTGTTCAACAAACCCCATTCTTTCAAATCCATTGCTGGTGCATTATCCTGCAATCCTTTTTCAAGGGCAATATTAAAATAAACAACTTGATATTTGTCTTGCAATAATATAAATAGTTTTTTAAGAATTTCCAAATCAAAATAATTTATAGCTTTATTAAGAAATGGATTGCCACCCCACTCGATGTTGTACCGATTAGAAATAACTACAATAGGTTTTCCAAATTTATATATTTCATTTTTAAATTGCTTTCGATAATCTGGAACTGCAAATTGTGTTTTATTTAATGTAGGTTTATGAATTGCCGAATTGGGAGTGGTCATTTTTTTTACATTATACCAACTTCTTGCAGTTTTGTTTATTTCATGTTTTGGACTAAAAAAATAAAAAGGCTCACTGCCAATGGCAGAAATAGTTTTTAACAAATGTCCTTTAAGATATTTGTAATAAGCATAAGTGATTGTGCTTATTAGTTCAAATCCAAATTCAGGATTTTGACTATTTACTATAATTTTTTTCATAATATTAATAAATCATTATTTTCATAAACAGCGCCCTCAACATCAAATTCCATTTTATCAGCAAGTGCATTAACTAAGGCAGCTATTCCATCAATTTTATTTCTAGAGTTTCCTTTGTCGGGTTTAATGTTCCCAGCTGGGTCTGTTGCTATTTGTACATTTCCCAACATCCATCTCATAACAGGATTATTAAAATGTTCTAATTTCTCACATAAAATCAAACTTTCCAATTCTTTTGTGGGTGTTGATAAACTTAAAAATCCTTGCCGTAAATCATTCATTTTAATTCCTTCATCTCTCAATCGTTGTACAGTCCCGTGGGTTGCGATATATGTATCATAACAAATTGAACGTACATCATATTTTTTACATAGATTTGCAATATCTTCCGCTAAAAATCTATGATCAACAATTTTTCCCGCAGTAGTTCTTATGTATCCATCTTCTACCCAGCGGACATAATCAACTCTGTCGCTAGAATTAAGTATTTTAAATTCTGGCATATAAAACAAAGCAAGAACCGCCATTTTCCCATTAATATCGGGAAACAATAGAATAAAAGCATTTAAATCTGAGGTTTTTCCTAAATCTAAACCGCCATAGCATCGCTGACCTTCAAGTTCTTCCAACTTAATGCCATGTGTGTTTTTTTGCCACATCTCATCCTGTACCCAAACCTCGCTGGCATTTGTCCATATATTTAAATTTTTCGTTTTGAAATCTATTTCTTTAGTCCCCCCCTGATTCTTAGCTTTTATAAATCTTTTTTCTAAATAATCCATCCTCACACTTTGCCCTAAATTCGGATTTGCTTTTAACCATGTTTTTTTATCTTTCCAATCGTTTTTTTCATCAACGGCATGTATAATAACTAAAAAACTTTCATCTTTCAATCTACCTTTCAAAATATCAATTCCAATTTCACGCAATTTGTAACAAGGCAAATTTTTATTAAAACCCGCAGTAGTAATAATATCCATAATAGGATTTTCACGTGATCCCATCCCCGATTCAAGTACATCCACTAAATCATCATTTTTATGTAAATGATATTCATCAATGACGCCATAAGTGGGGTCTGTCCCTTCTTGACTTTTTGATTCCTTAGAAATTGGAGCTGCAAAACTTGAGGTTTTAAAATATACAATTCGATTATACATATCCTTAAATTTAAACAATCGAAATTTTTCGTTTAATTCTGGTGTTATTTTTATAATATTTGCTGCATCATTTATTACAATCCGAGCCTGTGCTTCTGCAGTTGCAGCAGATAATGCTTGACTACCTTGAACTTGATCTGCTAAAATATGATAAATAATGCGAACTGCCGCCTCTGTTGTTTTACCATTTTTCCGAGCTACTTCCATATATGAAGTGTTAAATCTCCTTTTATCATTTTGTAATTTCCACGCAAATAAACTTGCGTTATGAAAAATCTGATGTGGTTGTAATTTAATCCGCTGTCCTGAATATTGCCCCTTCCAATGTCGGCAAATTTCAAAAAATGAAACTATTCTTTGAGCTTCAACCCTATCAAATACAAATTTTTTATTTTCTAAATCTTTTAAATGTCGTTTTACTGCTAACTTAATAAGATTACCAACAATAATTTTATTATTAATAACATCATTTATATATTTATCAAAACGTTTCATTTCATACAACAATTTTTATATTTTATGTATTTAAAAGTTTATCAATTTCATCACCATCTTTTTTAGAAGTAGGCACAACTATTTTATCTCGAGAAACAGGAGTAAATCCAAATTTTCCTGCAATTTCATAAGCAACTTTATAAGATTTTTGTGAAATTAAAAAATAGGGATTAATTAAACGATGCCCTGATTTATTTTTGTAAACAATTCCGGTTTTTTTTATTTCCTTTTCCGCCGCAAAATATCTTGCAATTTCTTGACAGTATATTGCCAATATAGGCAAATCATTTTTTGTTAATATTCTTAATCCAACTAATTCTTCAACGTGCCAATACCATATTTTTTTTGCAGTTAATGTTAATTTGAAAATTGGGGGGGGGTGTGGTAACTCACTCATTCCGTTCCATTTAAGAAATGGTTTTTTTTTCCGTTCCTTTTCCCTTGTAGAGTTTAAAGTTCCTTGCAATGCCTTAATTTTTTGAGGTGTTTTTTGTCCTCTCATTTTCATTTTTAATGTAATTGAAAAAGTTGTAAAATAAAAAAGTTCAT